TGTTGCCAAAATTTCGGATTCTCAAAAGGTCTCTATCACTTAATTGCTGTAAGTCTTTTAAGGTGTAGATTTTATTATCAAGTAAGCAGTTCTTAGTTCGTACCGATAAATCCATGTCTTTTATATAGACTTGTTGTTCAGGTTCTTTTTTCTCATTCTTTTCTTCGTTGTGCTTTAATAAGCCTGCAAAGACATTCTTTTCATGATACCTAAGCAGTCCTAATGCTTCAAGTGGTGTAACTTCATCAGTCCATTTGATTGAGGTCTGTAATCCATTGTATTCTATTGTTATTGTTTTCATTTTATTTTGTATTTGTTTTTAATTTGTTGTAATTCTTCGATTGTCCATTTCTTTGTGCGTGTTTCATTCGCTAATTCTTCAAGTGCGATAACCTGGTCCAATCCTATTTTTTTAACAAGTCTTTCACGATAGTTTAATTCGTTGCCATTCAAAAAAACATTGCATTTTTTACAGGATTTCCAGACGTTAATTTCATTGAATATAACTCCGCTGTAAGTTTCTGCTTTCTTGAAGTGTGATGCGTGCCATTCGTTTGCTGTTAATGTTCCACATGATATACAAGGTTCGTTCTTATCCCTTTCTCTTATCCATTTTTGGAATATTACTTTTGCCTTGTTTACTTTTTGGCTGTACGTTTCAAGTTTCTCTTTTGCTTCACTTTTTAACTGCGAATTAACTCTTTTATAATTGACTTTTGCTGGCTTCAACTTACCCAACTCAATAGCACACTTGATAGAACATACCTTGTTGAGACTATTGAATTGAGTAAATTGTTTTTTGCAAAATGCACACTTAGCCATTCAGTTGTTTTAAAAGTTTATCACGATAATTTGATGCAGCGTTTATCTTATCCATCAAAAGTTCAACCCTTCCATTATCGTATGGAATTGTTACATAATGAACTTGGTTCTCATGCTGTTTTATTCTCGGGTCATAACTCATCAAAATTGCCTCTTTTCTTTGAGTTAGAAACATATTTAATTGGCATTGGTCATAATACATCGGATATTCTTTTTGGATGTTCTCAGCGTTCACAAATAACTTATTGTAAAGGTGTGTATCTGAGTTCGGGCATTTGATTTCAACTATCTTATCTTTTAAAATTACATCAGGTGTGCCACCGCATATACCTAAGTAAGTAAAGAACACAAATCCACCAACCGATGTATAGATGAAGTCGTTATCATTAACATCTAATCCGTTATCGTCTGCATATCTCAATACCGCTTGTGATTCATTCTCTAATCCCCATTCAATCGCTGCATTAAATATGTCGGGTTTTGGCTCTCCTATCTCATCATTGATGGTTTCTAATATGTAACTGACTGCACCAACTCCTAATCCATTTTCAGATTTACCATTAGCGGTTAATTTGTTGATATTTGATGCTGTGAAAAGTCCTTTGCGATATTCCTTCCATTGCTCTTTTGTTTCGAATATGAATCTCTCAATCATATATTTTTCTCCTTATTACTTTTGATGAAGTTTAATGTGTTTTCATCCACTTTAAATTCGATTGTATCACGTCTGTTTAAGTTTGCACCAAATAAGTTACCGAACATATCGCAGGCATCTTTGATTGCTATGGTCTTAGCTATTGGATATGCCATTTGTAATGCACCATTATTTATATTAGCAAGGTCGGCAGGTGATGTGTCTTTTTTGGTTTGTAATTGGCATGCGCCTATTCCATCGTGAAAGTTCCACTCATTGTTGGTAGGGTTTAAATAGTGAACTCTTACGGTTACCCATACACCATTAAAGGCAGTCCCCTGGTTAGTGATTTCTATTTTGTACTGCTTAAAGATTTTCTTTAATAAATGTTCGACCTTATCAATAGGAAGGTAATTGTAATCTCGAATGTAGGGGTGTTTTTTCACCCACGTTGCAGGCGGTTGCTGACTTAGTAGCAAGTTGAAAGCATCATTTTTGTAGCTTAATTCAACATCTTGTGTGAGGTCGCTTAGTGTTGGTAGTGTTTGTTTGTCTGTCATTGTAGTAGTTCATTAATTTGGTTAATGGTTTGTTTGTATTGTTTTTCGTTGTGTTTGATTTGGGCTTCGCAGTTTGTGATTTGTGTTAAGAATAACTTGCTGCTATGAGTATCTTGTGTCTCTGCCCATTTCTCCTGCAAGTATATAATCTGTTCTTTGTAATCCCTTATCAAATTTAAAATTTGCCTTAAATTTGTCGTTAAATCATTGAGTAATTGATGGTTCATTTTAGTTCTTTTAATAATTCGTTAAATAATTCTGTTGCCTCTTTTGTGCTGCTTCGATATTGGACTATTCCTACACCGCCTTTTTTATATAAGATGATTCTGTACTGGGCACTATGCAGGTCTCTTTCCATAACTACGGATTCGGTCTTCCCTGACTTGTAATCTATTCTTTTGTGACTTGGCTTTTCTCTACTCATAAGATAATGCTTTACTTGTGGTTAAATTGGTGTATTCAATTTGCAATCTTGCTACTAATTCGGTCTGTTTATCCCATTCATTAAGTGCTTCAGTACATTCTTTGTATGCTTCATCGGTCTCATATAGGTAGCGTCTATTCAATGCTGCGGTGTGATTCCTTTGGCACTCGAAAAGTCTTAACCTTTCTCGCTGTAATGTCTTGTATTGCTCGCTTATCGTTCTCATATTATTTTAGTTATTAAAGGGAATGATTGATTAACTTTAAATTCGTTTATTCTCTCTTGAGTTTCTTCCATTAATGTTTCTAAGTACTTTCTCGCATCGCTTTCTTTTACAAAAAGTGTCCTGTCGATTACATCTGCCCTTCCGTTGTGGTGTGAGTGGCATACTTCAAAAAGTTTCTTTTCGTAAAGATACTGCAATCTAAATCCATTTGCACCTATTGAGGTCTGCTCGAGTGTTGTGATGTGTCTTGTTCTTGGCATTATGGTTCAATAATTAAAGGTTGCCCACCCATGTTTAAGTACGCTTGACAGATTTCTTCAAGGCTCATGTCGTTTAAGTCATACATCACTGGGATTTCTTTATGTTCAGGAATTCCAAAGTCGCAGGTATCAATTAGTGCGGTATCTTTGTATTCGCTAATCATAGTTAATACTTGGTCATAGTTTAGGATTGAATTGAATACAAAATTAGATTGCTTAGCTGTGTATTGAACTTCAATTATGTGTCCTAATGTATCGTGCAATGTACTTACTGCATATTCAACTTTAAAACCATAAGTTCTGCTAATGTTTATCGCTGCTAACAACTTGTCAAAATCTGAATTGTCAAGTTTTAATTCAAAGCTATGTCTCCACATTTTACGAATGAACCAATCCATTTTGTCGGGTGCGTTTCTCAATAAACTTGCGTAAATATCTGAATACATCTTGCGTGCGGTTTCAACTTCATACAGTACAATTATCATGTCTGTTGCTATGTTGAATAGTGAACGATAGTTTATTGCTGTAAAAGTTTCTTCGCTGTCTAATTGCTCTTGAAAGTTGCGTATTAAACATTCTTTAGTAGTTTGGTGTGTGTTCATTTGGTTATTTGTTTATTTTTATTTGTGCTTGATAAATTTTTAATAAGTATTCTCTTTGCAAATTTTCGTCATAATTCATTTGCCGCATATTTTTATTAAGTTTTATTAGTTCATTATATTTGGCAATACTAACTTTACTTTTTAAATTATCAATCCATTTTTTAATAGTATAAATTACCCAATATATAAAATCAGAGTTTATATTATTTTCTCTATTCATGATAATTTCTAAAGCATTTATAATTGACATTGACCGATGTGAATATATTTTGTCGGAAATTGAAAATTCAACTACCAGTTTAGTAAAATCGTTTTTAGCTGGTTGTTTTCTTCCATAACCATAATACACTTTATTATATATTTCAACATATTTTGATAAAAGATTTGTTACTATATCAGCAACATCATACTTAATCATTATTGGGTTATAAAGACTTTCAGAATCTTTAGCCTGATCCATTAACAATAGTCTAATGTAATCGCTACATACTCCAAATTTTATTGTTTCAGTGGGCATATCAAATATAAAATATCTTTTCAAACATTTATGAGTTAGACATTTGCAATTAGTATCGTTGATAAACCTATACATTGTCAAAAAGTTTAGTTTCAACCTCTCTTAATACTAATTTAGAGTTCAATTCTTTGTTATGCTTTTCTAACTCAATTTGAGTCTTAGCCCTATCTAATTCATATTTCAATGAATTGTTTACTTGTTTAGCCAAGTTGGCTTGTGCTGATGCTGTAGCAACATCAATTTCTTTTGAGTCTAATTTTTCCATTTGTGAAAATAAAAAATGGATGAGTGATTTGTTGTTTACTGGTGTCATTTTAATTTAGATTTAAAGTTTGGTAAGAATTGATTTGATTTAATTTGATTGTTAACTCTTTTAAGAGCCTGTTAGCTTGGTAAACTTTGCAGAATGTGTTATCATCTATTGCAATGTTTCGCAGCCTCTGCACCCTCTCATATCGTGCAAGGATAGTGTTTGATTTTGATTTGTTCTGCATGGTCGTTACTTGTTCGCCATACATGATTCGTCTTAGTAGTTTTTCCATTTGTTTAGTGTTCGATTAATTGGTTTATTTTGATTTCTTTGGTGATTGGTTCGGTGTAGTTAGCATGCTTTTTAAAATAGCTTAGAAAGCTATCTGTGGTTAATTTGGGTGAGTTGTTTACTGCCCACCTTTGGATAGTTCGCTCATTGCAACCTAAATCTAAACTTAACTTGATTCGTAAGTTGTAGTCGGTCGCTAATTGGTCTCGGTTTGCTTTTGTCATTTCTGTTCTTGTCATTATTAATGCAGTTGGTTGGATGCTGCTCCCCTTTTGATTTATGCTTCTAAAGTTTGTGTGGGCTGAATTAATCCACTTTGAATTAATAAAAACGATGTTTTTAAATTAGAATCTTTATAGTTAGATTCAACATCTGACCAATTTTTAAATGTTTTGCCAAATTGCATGTGTCTTGGTAATGAAGTTTTAGTAACTACTATGTAAGTTTTACCTATCATTACTGACCATGTGTTTTTTCCGAATTGTAAGTTGTAAATTTTGTAAGTTGTCATATTTGTTTCGTTTATCTGAGTTCAAAAGTCGTAGTATTATACGACATTACAAAACATTGATTAAAAATAAATCATAACTTACTATAAATCAAGCTAATATTTTTTAGACTAAACGTAAAAAAAGCCCCAAAATGTTATTTTTAGGGCTGTTCAGATGTTCGGAAATCCCGAACTACTCACTCTTTTTATGTGGCATTAATAAGTAAAACCCTAAGAACATCGCTAAAAAGCCAATGACTGCGAACCAATCCCTTGCCTTTATGTATAAGGTCTCCCACCATTCTAATTTCTTAACCTTTGTTGGCACTTGAACCTCAACTAATTTTGTCTTATAGATAGTATCTGATTTGCATTCTCCTTGTATATAAATCTTTTCGCCTACTTTTTTATATCGAATTTCTAGACGGTCTTTAATAATCGTGAAACTATCAATACTTGAATTGAAGAATGTATCTACTTTGATTGCTTTGACTATAATTGTATCATGAACTAAAACTGAATATGGAATACTATCTGTTATGCAGAACTTTTCTATTGCTCGTTTCTTAGTGTATAGGCAGCCCGATAATAAGTAAGTCAAGCAAAGTATTGTTATTAGTTTTTTCATGCAGCAAATATAATAAAAAAAGCCCCGATTTACTCGAGGCTCTTAACCAAATTAATGAAACGAAATCTACAAAAAACTACTCCTGCAAATATACTTTTAATTTTAAACTAAAAAACTTTTCCTTCTATTATTGATTTTTGATAAAATTTATAATCCCCATTTTGACTAAGTTCTAAATACCCGAAGCCATGTGTCCACATATTGATTGGCATATAAGCAGGATGCAAGTCACATAAACAACCGATTGAGAAACATGAATAAGGGTGTTCATCTAAGTTCTTACCCATGTCTTTTGTTTCTCGATGAAAGTGTGATGTTACTGCGCTTTTATTTAATTTTAATCTTAATGAACGTGCAGGATTTACACCACCCGAAGTTAATCCAGTTTCATGGCCATGAAATATTGCCAACTTACCTGCATAGATATATTGAGTGCTATCTACTTTTATTATGTTTAAATCTCTTAACTTTAAAAGTTCATGCAGTTGTATTAATTCAATGTCGAATATCTCGGGTGCTTTCTGCATGATATACTTATCATATCTTAAATCATGGTTGCCATAACTCCACACTATTAATGCTTTTGGGAACATAGCCCTCAAACCTTTTAAGAATACTCTTGTACAATCCATTTCGTATTTGACTGACCTTTTCCTCATGTCCTTTTCATGTCGTGAAATGGTCGCAAAATCAATTAAATCACCATTGATTATAATAGTATCTACTTGTTGTTCTAATCCATATTCTAATGCTGCGAAGACTGCATCATCATTGTGGTATGGGATGTGCAAATCACTTATAATTAAAATTTTTTTACTTGCTTTTGGTAGTGTGTACGGTTGTATTCTTTCGCTTTCCCCCTTTGGCAATTCTTTTTTTAGTAGTTCAAATTCTTTCCTAAATTCAATATGAGATTCTTTTCTTGCTTTATCACCATGAACACCTTTCAAAGCCCTTATGTGACTTCTAACTTGCTCAATGTTTTTATAAACACTTTTGTTTTCAGCATAAATCTTTTTTGCTAAGGTTAAATTCGCAGTGTTAGGGAATTTTAACAAATATTCCTTTGCAATATCGGATTTAATACTTGGTTGACCTGCCATTTATAAGTGGAATAATTGTGCCTCTGCTTTTCTGCGATTTACTAAGCCTTGTAATACCTTACCGCCACCAGTTGTATAGTGTGTTTCCCACCATTGTTTAAGGTCTTTAGACTTGCTATTAACTAATCTAAATAATGTTTCAGACTTTCCGCAATTCCATGCAAATGAAACTAAGGCATCGAACTGATATTGGGTTAAATCTATTTTGATATTCTTGTTTACTATCGCTTCATATTGTGGCAATAAATCCATCAATAATTCTTCCGCTTGTTGCTGTGTAATTTTATCGCCTAACTTAATTTTAGAACCATTTTTATAAAAGGTATTTCCATAGCCAATCGTGACTAATCCAGCAGGGCAAGTATAAGCAGTTAGTTTGCAGCCCTCAAATTTCTTTATTAATCCAAGTCCTCTAATTCCCGTTTTCATTGCTAAATAAATTAGTTAGTTCATCAATACAAGCACCGCCTACTAATATCCAAAATGCTATCTTTTCATTGCCATTAACATAAGCAGAAACCGAGATGGTCGCTAATATTGATTTGATTGCTAATAGCCATCGTTTGACATTCTTAGGTGTAGGCTCAAAGTAGTTTCTAAGTGATAATCTTTTCATCTCAATTCCTTAAATGTTTGCTCAAATCCAAATGATTTGATAAAGAAATAAGTTATAATTACACAAAGAATAGTCGCCATAAAGCTATGTAGTATTTCATCATAAGAATAAGACAAACACACGCAAGCTAAGGCATCAAATATAAACTCTACTAATTTGATTCGATGTCCACCATCATTCGGGAATGTGTTCTCCCAATAGCCATGTTTGTTTCGTGTAAATCTCGCATAACTCCACCACTCCGAATAACCATGTTTCTCAAATAAAGAATCGAATAAAATAATACACTCGAACAATGCCCTACAATACCCTGCAATCAATGCAAATAAAACACCCAATATCATGTAGTCAAATTCAATCATTTTTTCAATCCCTTTTCAAAGTCATCAATAGACTTGTCGGTTATCATTTTTATAATCCAATTACAAAAACGATATGCCCAATAAATAATTGTGCAAATTGAAGCTATGGAGGCAAACAAAAAGTTGTGCTTTTCAAGCAAGGCAATGAAGCCAACAAGTGAAACTAGTATGTCTAAAAATCTAAAGTGCATCTTCTTCTATAATTGGTTTAAAATCTATTCTTGGTAGTGCTTCTAATTGCGTTCTAATACTGATGAAATTATCATTATTTAAAATGTCAACAGGTAGCACCCATTCACCATTGGCATCTTCAGTACACTTAACTTCGTGAATTGAATTATAAATACCTTCTATTTGCTTTTTTAGTTTACTTGATACTATTATTACTTTCATATTTTATACTCCTAATGCTGTCCAAAGGTTAGTGCAAAGTGTTTTAAATGTTTGCTCATCAAAATTATAATTCCCTGCAAAAAATGCAAGGTGTGTAATACCACCATCGGTGCCAGTCGGTGAACCTTGAAAATTTTGGCAAGTTTGAAAAATTGAGTTACTCGAAGGTGTTGCACTTACTTCACTATTGTTTGCAGTTGTTGTATCAAAAAAGGTAGTTTGAGAATTACTTGCATTTCTTTTAGTGCCTGTTATATAAATAGCACTTGTATTTGTAGTCATGCCTGTTATACTTGCACCAATAGCTGCTGCCCCTAGCATATTTCTACTTCTTATTGCTGAGCCTGGACCTAATCCTGTAATATTATAATAGCTATTTGTCCCTTGTTGGCAGCCATATAAAGCACCTATGCTACCACTCCAATTGGTTATGATAATGCCACTTTTATTGTCGTCTTGTAAAAACTTAGTACCACCGTTTAGATTAAAATTATGGTTTATATATTTTAAGACCCCATCTGATATATAACCTTGATTATTCGCCCAACTAATACCTCCTACTGCTGTTGCTACAGTACCGCTCCCCACTATATTAGTATTTGCAGCAATTTGATTTCCTTGTCCTTTAAATATTCTAATTACATCAGCATTATTTAAAATATTACCATTAGTTGCGGCGGGAATGAAAAATTGTGCATCAAAAATCTTTAAAACACTATCTGAAATGGTGCCTCCATTCGCAATTACATTTGCTCTATATGTTTGCGCTTGTGGACTTAATTCGCCTGCATGAACAAATGGAAGTCCTATCGCTATCGTTGGAAAATTAGCCATTATTGATACTCGATTACTGAACCACTTGACAATGTATAAGCAGTAATTTGAAAGTTAGGATTTGTCGGCAAATATGTACCTGCTTTAATCGTAACACCTGTTAAATTTTTTAAAGTCATTTGATTAACTCCATTGATTGCAAATGCTGTAAAAACACAATCAGTCATTACAACTATGCTCTCTACTGCTAACCCTGTTCTTGCGGATGTTCCTGCGTTCACGTAGAACCCACCCATTCCGCTAATCTTTTCTAATGCTGTACTCATAATATTATATATAAATTTTTGTTTAAATTGTTGGAACTTGACATCTGTCGTTTAATTCCATTAAGTCAAGTGCTATGTCTAACTTCCATCCATTCACTACATCGGGAAAGCCCTCACGAACTTGTCCAAAGTTTACATCATACCTCACATTGAAATAATCTTGGTAAATTGGATCGCTCAATTCTGCTATTAAATCCCTGCCTATGCTTAAGGTATCACTCAATACATCTATTTCATTGCTATTATCTGCTCGTTGAATGTCTAAAACGTATAATGACAAATTCATTGTAAACATTCTTTCACTCATTTGGCTGTCGTTTATGTCGCACCAAACCATAGTGTATTGTTCCTGCTCACTTGCGCTTATATCTGTAATCGAACCAAAAACAAAACTATTTATTTGCAGATGATTGTTGCAAATTGTTCTTATTATGTTTAGTACTTGGTTTAGTGTTATGAACTTCATTTTGTTGCTTTATAAATGCTTGTAATTTCTCGATGTTTGTCTTATTGATTCCCTTATTCATTAGCAGAATGTGCAACCTCTGCCAGTTACACTTGGACTAGTCTCTAAATCTGTAAAATTATATTGACCCATGCAACAGCTATTATCATCTAATAGCATACCACTTGTATAATTAGATTGCTTTGCGTAGATGGTAGCTAAGTCTGAATTTGGTTGGTTTAAAAACAAAGGATAAGTTGTATCATTCGCATATAAATACTTGGTTAATCTTTCAGCATACCACTCTGCTTTATTCTTTGCCCTATCCATTACCATAGTTAGTTCATCAATGCTTGCAGGCTGCATATTGTCTGCATTCTGCACCCCTACCGCCTTGTTGAAATACTTGTAATTAATATTCAAAGGTAGTTCATATCTAACATACCAAATCATTGCAGGTGTGATGTATGTATCAAGTAATAATTTATACGAATTACTCAATGTTCCTGCTATAATCTTTGTTACAAAATCATTGTACAATGCTGTTCCTAATATCGGTAAAATATAAAAGGATTGAACATCAATTATCGTTGGTGTTACGACCTTCATATCAACATTATCTTGCAAGATTGATTCCTGCTTTAATGTTGCTTCACTTAAAAAAATTGCTTTTGCCATTATCTTATTTTCTTAACTAATTCTTGTTCCCAAATATGCCTGCAAAAAGGCAAGTTTACATCTTGTTTAGGGTCGTGATACCATCCACCTCTTCGCCTAAAAGCATCATAATTTGGAATCCCATATATTGCCCCTAATTCTTGACCAATTTTGTCAATATCATCCTTTGAAAAATAACGTGGATTTGCCATCATTGCTTCACAAAAAGGTCTACTTGTTCCACCTTTAACCAATGCAGGCGCATCGGGTCTTAAAACGTATCTATAACGGATATAAAGTTCTTGAAAACTTGGTACTACTTTTCTTGCGCCTGACCTTGTTAAACTTATCTTGCCTTCGCTGTCCAAATCAATCAAACCTTCATCACCTAATGCTGTCAAACTTTCGATGATTGAGGTCTTATCTGTTTTTAAAATCTTTGTTAAATCTTCAATCGTGATATTAGGTGTTTTCTGCACTAAATCTAATACTCCATTATCTTGTTTGCTCAATGCGAATTGCTGCGAACTAAACATAAATTTCTTATGCTTTATACTCACAAAATTCTCAATAGGTTCTCCATACTTTGAGAAGATACTAAAGTCTAAATCATCATCTGCTATTGAATCATGTGAACACTTAGAAAATTGTGCAGGACTATCTGTTGGTAGTATTGCATCGGCTGCTAATGGTGGTTTGTTTACTATACCTCTAATCTCATCTTGACTTAATGAAGCTAATACCTTATTTGCAACAAGTGGACTTAATGAATTTAAAGCATCGCTAATAGTTGAATTAACATTAGTTTGAATGTCTAATGGTTTTCTACCTATAATCTCACGCATCTCATCCTTTGTTAGAATGGTCATTAAAGTTTGTTCGCTAAAACTTGGCATGATAGGCTCTAATGCTTTTATTTTTAGCTTGCCTTTTACAGGTGCGAATAGATTATATATTTCTTCTTGTACTCTTTGTTTTGGATTAACGTAAGTATTAGCGAATAGATTGTAAGCACTCACTAATTCATTTGCATTATTTCCTAATCCTGCATTTTCTCTTATTCCAAATAAAAGTGGAGATGTAATTTTATGCCCGGTAAATATTTCTTGTTGTATCGTGTCATTTAACGCTTCGTATTTCTTATCAAAATCTCCTGCTGCTAAGTCTAAAATTTCAGGTACTCTATTCGGGTCATCTACAAAATCAATTACTATACTGCCTGCATTGTCAGTTGGTGTGAACTTAGCTTTTAACTTTCGTTCTGTTGACTTCATTTCTTCATCACTCGGTACACCATTTTTAAACACAATCATTTTAGAACCTTTGAAACTATTCTGTATTTCGGCTCTGTGAAAATTTGCTATTTCAGCATCAGTAATAATTGCAGGAATTGCACCAATGTACTCGGGTAATGTGTAAGTATTGATGTTAGGTCTATACGATTTGTAATAGTATATGCTTTCACTTGGTAGCTTCTTTAAACTTGGGTCGAATGGTGGTAAGGTTTTATATTCATCTTCTTTGATATTAGTATTCTCGCCACCTTCACTATTTAACCACTTATCACTTATATAAAATTCGCTGTTATCCTCTGTGCTTCTTACATCGCAATAATTAACATGATAAATTTCTGAAATACCACCTTTTTTGTCGCTTACAATTTTAAGGTAACAACCTCCAAATATTTCACAATCTAAGTCTGTTTTATTAAGTAAGTCTTTTAGTGTTTCGTAAGGATTAGGATTGTCAATAAATGCTTTTAATGCAACTACTTCTTTGCCTTCCATGCCTAACTCATCAAACATCCAACCTTGACCAGTTATGTATTGCTGTTTGCTTGTTAAGATTGCGTTATGCTTTGCGCTGCGATTAAATAATGTAAGTAAAAAATTAGGGTAGTTATTATTCTCTCCATACTTAACATACTTTAATCTTTGCGAAGACTTAGGCTCAACAAATGTAGGCACTTTATCATTCGTAAATTTAAGCACCATTACACTTGGATTATATTCTTTTTTATCTGTCATTTATTGTGGTGTGTAAACAAAGGTAGTTGAATCGGCAGGATTATATTCTGTGTTATTTTGTGCAGTTGGTATGTACCAAAGTAATCCAGTTTCTAATTGCCCTAATGTTGAAGTAGTTGCTTGCTCTGCATCGGTTAAAACATCATATTGCTCTGTTGTTAATGTGGTTTCAAATATAACATAAGTATAGAATCCGCTGTAAGGCAAATATAAATGTTTGCTTATTCCTTTAAGTACGTTATCAGGGTCTAAAGTTATTCGGAGTGTGTTATACCTTTCTTTGAATTGACTTGTATCTCCATACAATATACAATATGAAATATCGTTTGTTACTTGGTTTGTACATTCCATCAAATAATATTCACTTGTTCCGACTTTGTTCTCGGTTAAAGTAACATAAATATTTTGGTTTATGTCTTGGTTAATTCTTATCACTACTTATATATATAACTCCTGTGAAATTTTGCTAAAAAAAAAAGCCACCCCATTTAAGAGTGGCTAATTTTATAAAATATGAATAATAATTTTAAGTCAATAATGCTGCGATAATACTTGAACTAACTTCATTCGCTAATGCTTTCTCCATTCCTGTAAAGGTCAAGATATAACCATTAAATTCAGTCATCCCTGCTCCACTCGCTGCACTACCTGCGGTTACTTCAACCCCATTCTCTTTTCCAAATAAAAAGTATTGACCTGATTTAGTTTCTACTATCACTGAACATCTATTCTGAATCAAAGTCTGTAATTGAAATTGAGTTACATAAGCCAACTTAGTAAAGTTAGTATTGATTGTTTGCTCAAATGCAACCGTTCCCAATGCGGCATCTGCCATAATGTTTTGAGTAAAATCGTTTTTGGCTCTCGGTAACAAAGCATATTTATAAAACTTTGTTCCTGCTGACTTAGTGATTGCTGTCACAAATCCACTTGCATTTTCTGTTACCGCTGTAACATTTGCAAGTTCTGTAATGTAAATATTTTTGATACCTCCTACTGCATCTTTGCAATCTAAGGCATATGAACTAACTATTGCACATGGCATATTTTTATTTCTCCTTTTAAGTTTAAAAAGGGGGCTATTAACCCCCTTAAATTATATTGTGAATCTTACTATTTCTGTTGGTTGAGAAATTTGAACTCCTAATTTGAATTTCATTCTCATAAATACTGAATCATAGTCTAATGAGTACCATGTCTTCAATTCTTCTTCTTCGTTTTCTAAGTCAACACCCATAAACATATTAGATGTTCTTAATGCGTATGCTTTAGCAGTTCCGCTCAATCCTGGTACTGGTACAATCTTTACGTTTGTTCCATGTAAGTAATACTCACCTAAGGCATCTGCACTTGGAATAAAGTTAAATAAATTAGCATTAACTAATGCTGTTTGATATAGTCTGCTTACATCAGTTCCAATGAAAATTCTTAAATCTTCTTTGTCTAATATTTGAACAGGTATTGCAGCATAAATAGCTTGTAATACTGAAACTACATTTGATACTGTAATCGCTGTTACAGGTGTGATGAATGCACTTGCATTTGCTTGAATAGTTCCACTTGCTGCACCAATGATTTGAATTAAACCATCAAATTTATTAGTGTAATCAACAGCAGTTCCATTCAATACTGACTGCCATAATGCAATCTCTACTTTCTCACCTTGTGAACCCATAATGAAATTCATAAATGCTTCATCAATACCGCCTGGTAATGATTCGTATTGTGAACCTGGTGATAATAATAATTGAGTGTACTTAGCTTCTAAGTCTGCAATACACCATGATTTTTCAATCTTGATTTTACCTACTGTTAGATTTCTTGTAGAGATTGTAGTGTCACCCGATGCTGATAAAATTCCACAACTTGTGTTACTTGTCCAGTACATATCATCTGCTAATGAAGGTACTTGAATAACAGATTTTACGCCTGTTAATTTCTGCATGTAAGTTGCAGTTTTCGGGGTGAAGAAAGACTTAACAATAAGCATCTGCTCATTGGTCTTTGTGTAATTGGTTAATCCTGTTACGTTAAATGCCATAATTTTTTTTTATTTATTTTGTGATTTTTTAAATTCCATATATAAGTCAATCGCTGATTTTGCAGGCTTGTCTTTTTTAAATAATACGTTCTTTGGTGCAGGTGTTTCAACACTTGGCTCTTTTGCGATTTCTCCAACTAATTCAACTACTTTGCTGAACTTGCTTTCAACATCAACTTTAGAATCTGCAATTACTTTGCTCAATTCTGCAAATGAATTTTCAAGTTTTTCAACTCTACCAATTACACCGCTAAACTGCTCAATGTGCTTAGTGAAAATCTGCTCAAATTCGCTTGACATTTCTTCGGGCTTCTTTCCATCTTCAACTTTCTTTTCGATTTTGGTTACTAATCCGCCAACCGTTGTTACTAATGTGTAATCCTCTAATGTATGTGTTGCATCTGGTGCAGGTAACATATTGCCCTCTTCATCAATTACCATTATCGCTGTGCCTTCTTTCAATTCGCCTTCCCACGATATGATAGTTCCATCTTCTAACTTAGCTTGTTGTGCTGCCATTTCTTTGCTAAACAACATTGTTAATTTTGTTAATGCTTCTTTAGGTGTCATGTTCTTTTTATTATTAAATATTAATTTGTTTTTACGTTGCTTTTTTAGTCTTCAATCTGCTTTATAATGTCAATAGCTTGCTCAATAATAGATAGTGGCTTAGAATCAATCTTAGTGGTCTTAAATACACCTTCAACACTAAACCCTTTAAACTCTCCAGTCTTTATAAAGTCATTCCATATTTCTTCATTGTCTACTTTATAACTACCAAACCAACTGCCATCTGTTAGCTTCAATCCATCGGGTGCGTTTATTCCTCTTTTACTATCTATAATAAATGATTCAATCATGTACACACCTTCAATCATCTTGTTAGGGTCGTGCATTTCATTAACCGATTTTGTATTATTGTTTTTAAAAAACTTATTGCGTATGTTGTAGATGTCTTCGGCTGTAAATAATCCATAATATTCGCCTTGTTCATCTTTGCGATATATTGGCAAATTTGAGACCATTAGAGGCCCCGAGACTATCCTTTTTTCTTTATCAGATGAAAACTTGCTCATCTTTTGGTCAATCTGTTTTAACTTTCTTTGCGCCCATTCGATACCTTCATCGCCACCCCATGCTAACCACATCAAACGACCACAACCATCACCAAGTTCTTTTTGTGAGTTCTGTCTATGTCTTTCGAATGCTGCCATGCGTGCGATAGTTTCTCGACTTATGTTTTCGCCTTTCGCTAATTGATTTGCTCTTTGCTTTCCAACATCAGTTCCGCAATCACCCCATCCGTTTTTCTCTGCATAGTTCAACGCTGCTTGTGCGTTCTCGCTTGCTGCTTGTGGGTAGTCATTATAGGTTTCTTCAAATTGCATATTGAACGCTTGCCAATTCATTTCTATTGCAGGATTATCAACTAATGCAACTGCAGTTACTCCTGCTTCATCATCTTCACCAACTACGAATCTATATATCGGTATTTTTTTATCTATTGCCATACTTATTAAATATTAAATTATTGAATAGTTGCTTTGCTTTGTATTCGTGCAACTTTGTTTTGTGAGTTCGTTATATCACTCTCCACTACATAGACTTTTTGTGGTTCAACTTTTGGTGGTGTTTGACTTGGTTGCCCTGTACTAAATCCTGTTGGTCTCATTGCAGGAGCTGCTGGCATACTTGGCATTGAACCACCGCCACCACCTCCACCGCCTTTGCCTGGTACTGGTGTATTGATGATACCTTGAATCGCTTTTAATCCTGTGGCTGTTGCTGCTGCTGCTGCTATTATTGAGAATGTTCCTGTTGGGTCTATTTTCAAACCTTCTTTATATGCTCTAAATGCTGCAACAAAAGTATCAATCGTTGTTGCTGCGATAGCAACCGCCTTGCCTTCCTCTGTATTCTTACCTAATAATTCTGCAACTTGATTTAGTGTCTGTCCATAAGCAGCTATTAAAGCTAATTTAGTATCTTGTTCCGCTTGTGCTATTGCTATTTTCGCATCACTTGCTTCCTTATCGGATATTACACCTGCTTTGTTTAAAGCATCTAATGCTGCATATCTTTCCTCTGCTGTTTTTGTTTCATCATCTGCAATCTTTTTATTTATATCTGCTTGTTTTGTTGCTTCTTCATTTTTAATGTCTGTTTTTTTCTTCTCTAATTGAAGTTCTAAATCAACCGTACTTTGTCCATAATCTTTTGCATTTTGAATTTTTTGTTCAAGGTCTTTAATCTCAATTTGTTGCTGACCTTTTTTTATTTCTTCTTCAGTTGCACCACTTCGAATTAATGCTAATTCTTCCTTTTTATAAAACTCATCTGTTAACTTGTTTGTGTCTTGATATTCTTTTTCAGTTCTTGCAATGAGTTCTTCTTGCTGTCTTTTTTTGTCCTCTAATAATTTCTCTTCCCTATCTCTTTTTGTTTTTTCATCCTTTTCTTGTTTATCCTTGTCGGTCTTTGCCTTATCCTTTTCAATCTTTGAATATTTCTCTCTTATATCTTTAATTGACTTGTTGTATTCATCTTCGATTAGTTTCTTTTCACTCGCTAATTTACCACTTGCAACTGCTTCTTCAATTTTTCTTTGTCTGTCAATTTTAGCAAGTTCTTCATCTAACTTTTGTCCATCATATTTTAACTTAGCTTCACGTTCTGCTATTGCTGTCCTTTCATTTGCTGCTTTTTTAAATTCTTCATGACCTTTTTGAACTGCCTCCTGAATTTCTTTTGTGCTTAACTTGACTTCCTTGAT